GAGGGGACTTGTAAGTTGTTTGGATTACTATAACGAACGCCATGCTTTGAAGTTATGTTGAACCGCCGTATGCCGAACGGCACGTACGGTGGTGTGAGAGGGGAGAGAAAAACTCCCCTACTCGATTGCCCGGAAAAGATTTTTTTAGAAAAAGCTTGCAATCGGCCTTCCGAATTTTTCAAATCCGCACATTGTGCGTTTTTGAAAAAGCGTTTTTTAGTCTCCCGCGCCGGCGCGTCGGGCGCTGATTTTCGGCCGCGCGAAAAATAGTCTGCACGGCTGGCACACCCGCGCGCGGGCGCGTCCGCATTCTGCAAAAATGCGGCCATGTTGATCGATAGATTCACGTCCAAAATTCAGGAGGTGCGCCATGTGATGTCGTCTCCTCTCCATGCCCGGGAGGCGTTCCCGTTCTCCTCTCGCGGCGATATGCCGGGCGCAGCGCTGCTGCTGCGGCCGTGCGCTGGCGCGACCCTGCCGGCGTCCCCGGCTGGCCGTCTCTCCCCGGCTGCGGCATTCCTCGCATTTTTCAAATCCGCACACGGTGCGGTTTTGCCGTTTGGTTTTTCACGCCGCCGGTTTTCTGTCCTGCCGCGCGGTCATTTGCCGGGCGCAGCGCTGCCGCTGCGGCCGTGCGCGGATGCTGCAATCCCCGCGTCTCCGGCAGGCCAGGTCGTCGCTTCCCTGGCTGCGGCGTTTTACCGCTTTTTGAAATCTGCACCGTGTGCGGATTTGCGGGTCTGGCAAAAACGCACCGTGTGCGGATTTGCTTTTTTGTCCGCGCTGCCGTGCCTGGCCGATGAACCGTGCTCGCGCAATGTCGTCATGCTGGATGTCGCTTCCGGCGGTCTCCTCGGCGCACTCGCCACCGCCGTGATCGTGTGGCTCAACAACCAGCGCAAACGCGATTCGGAGGCGGATCGCCAGCCGCCGCTCGGCGAGGATGTGGCAAAAACCTACGCGACGAAAGACGAGTTATCAAGCTGCCAAACGACGTGCATAAAAGACATCAATGACATTCGCGCGCAGCTGCTTGACATCGATAAAAAAGCCGAGGACAGGTCTCGCGGAACACACTCGCGAATCGACAAAATTTTCATCGCCCAGGAGCAGACGAACAAGGCGCTCGGCACGCTCACGGGCATCATGATCGGCAAGGGGCTCGTGCCGTTTCATCCGGTGCTGCCCACCACCACCATCACGGAGAAATGACATGCTAACAGGACAGACATTGATTTGGCATAAGCAGCGGGCGCTGCTCTGCCTCGACGCATACAGCGGCATCGAAGCCCGCGAGCAGCAGCTCGTGACGGATGTTCAGATCGCAAACGGCGCACACATCCGGCCAGACGACGTGCGCCAAGCCTTGGCCGCGCTCAAGGATGACGGCCTCGCGCGCCGCCGCATCGACGACATGCGCGGTGCCGTGTGGACGATCACTCAGGCCGGCCACAAGGAGGCGGCGCGTCTCGCGCTGGAGGACGGCGAGTGATTGAGTTCGGCAAATCCGCACACGGTGCGGTTTTGCCGCTTTGTGAAAACCGCACCGTGTGCGGATTTGCGGGGACGGGAAAATGATCGAGACGAAAATCAAATCAAACAGCCTCTACAGCCGGATGCTCAAGGCCGGTGTGCTGGATGATTTTTTCGGCCTCGTCGCGTCCGAGGCTCCCGGCTACGAGGAGATGCGCGCGTGGTGCGCAGAGCATGATATCCGCGCCAGCAACGGCGCCCTCCACACGCTGATCACGCACCACATGGGCGCGTGGCGCGCCCGCAAAGCTATCGAGGCCGTGCGTGAAGAAGAGCTGTCCATCCCCGCCGATGCTGATGAGCAAATCCGCGAGCGTCTGCGCGGCATGCGGCTTGATCTCGCGCTGCGCGATCTCTCCGAGCGCACCGCCGTCGCGCTCCTGAAACTCGATTTACAGGAGCGCGAACTGGCTCACAAAAATGCGTCACTGCGCGAGACCGGCGTTCAGGCGCTCATGGATGAGGCGCGCGGCAACGAGGCGGCAGAGGAAGCACTGCGCGCGTTCCTCGCGGCGCTCGACGCCGCCCGCGCGGAAGGGGGTGACGCATGAAGCCATCCTCTATCCGTGATCGCATCCGTGATGCCGTGGCCGAGACCGCTCCGGCAGTCAGCGTGCCGGAGGTTTCCTCGCTGCGTGAGTTCCTTCTCAATCACTGCCGCGTCAAGGTCGGCTCGCATTACCAGCCTTACGACATGGCCGGACGCCCCGCGCTGGAACTCGCCACGCAGTGGGTGGATGACATTCTCGCGGGCGGACGCGCAGACTGCCGCATCAAGATCAAGGGCGGGGCGCAGTGGGGCAAGACGGTGTGGGCCACCAACCTCTACGCCTATCTGCTGGGGGTTCGCTTTCTCGGCGTGGGTTACTATCTACCAGATCAAGCGCTTGTCGACGGCATCGTCGACACCAAATTCCGGCCGGATGTTGTGGACCAGATTCCGTGGTTTGCCTCGCTCCTGAAAATCGGCAAGACCGTGAATAAATCCGGACGCGCCGTCGACCGCAAGGGCGCGGTGATGGCCACGGACGGGCGGCGCGTCGCACTCGGTTATTTTCTCGGCACCAACCGCGTGCCGACGACCTACACGCACGACGTGCAGATCGTTGACGAGCGCGACGACATCAACGAGAAAAACGAGAAGTTCCTTGACGGGCGCTTGACCTCCAGCCACGTCCGCCTGCGCATCGACATCGGCACCGCGCGCTATGACAAGGCCGGCATGGACATGGAGTTCGAGGACTCCACGCAGCACTGCGCGGTGATCGCCTGCACGGGCTGCGGTGCGGAGATCTCTCCGGAGGATGAATGGCCGGGCGTCTGCCGTCTGCAGACGGGCGGCGTACCCTCTCCCGACGACCCGCGTCTCACGCTGGCCGGCGACTTCAAATCCGCCGGCGAGGAGGGCGCGACCGTCGCCACGCACAAGCCCGGCAACCGCTACTATCTCGCCTGTCCGTATTGCGGCGCCGCGCTCGAACGCGCCGCCGTGACCTACAAGCCGCGCCGCCCCGAGATGGCCGCGCTCGGCAAGTTCGGCGTCGAGGTCTCGCAGATCGCCACGCCCGCGATCGGCCTCACGCAGATCGTCGCCGCGTGGGCGTCCGCCGTCGCCGATCCCGATAAAATGACCGCCTTCCGTTGCGACCGCTGGGCGCGACCGAAGAGCAGCACACAGGGGCTGGACTCCGGCATCCTCGACCGCTGCCGCGAGGACTACGCGCTCAGCGTGGTGCCCACCGGCCTGCCGCGCTTCGGCGGACTCGACACCGGCGACCGTCTCTGGCTCGTCGCGCGTGAGAGCGAGAGCGCCCTTTGCAAGCGCTTTGCATGGGCTGAGCAACTCAGCCCGGCGACCGCCCGCGTCCGTGTGCCCCAGCTCTTCGATGCGCTCGGCCTCACCTGCCTCTTTGTCGATATCGGCAACGAGCGCGAGATGGCGCGAGACATCGTGCGCCTCATCAACCGGCTCGACAACGCGCCGCCGATCCGCGCGGAAAACAAATCAGGCCGCATCGACTTCGGCGGCGGTCTCGTCTGGGACGGCACGCGCTGGCGCGGGCTTCGCGCCGCATGTGTGGAGTTCTCGCTCAAGCCCGGCGGCGGGATCGTCCACGAGTTGCGCCTCACGCAGGAGGGACACGCCTATCCCGTGATCCGCGCCAACCGCGACGAGACCATCCAGCGGGCAATCGATGAGTTCCTCTGCTACGACGACGGGCTTGTCGCGGTGGTCGACGGCAAGATTCGCACCGCGCCGGTCATGCGCATGCCCGCCGCCTCGCCCGGTTGCGCGGAGGCGGTAAACGTCATGTCAGAGCATTTCATTTCCGGCTCGCGCAAGGTCACATCGTCGGACGGCAAGACACTTAATTTCATCGACGGCGTCGCAAACCACTACCTGCTCGCGAACGCCTACAGCGCACTCGCTGAGACGGTGGTCGCGGGCGAGTCGATGCACGTCGGCTCACAGAGCGCAGGGCGCGTGACCGGCATGATCGACGGCGTCGCGCGCGGGAGTTTGGATTCATTCGGAGGGCCGCTCTTGTGAAAAATCTGATCAGGCGCATTTTCAAAACGGAACGCGCGGTCGACGCCAATCGCGTGACGCAGCATATGATGAGTCTCTGGTCGCCGTTGGAGATGCTCACGCCGCGCTCGCTTTCCGCCGCGCTGGCCCAGCTCCGCGCGGGCGACCTGCAAGCCTATGCGCGGCTGTGGGACGACGTGCAGGAGCGCGACGACATTCTGGCGAGCGTTGTCCCTAAGCGCAGCAAGAGCGTGTCGCGCCTCTCGTGGGAGGTGATCGAGCGCGAAGAGTCCGCCGCTGCCAAGCGCCAGTGCGAGATCGTCGAGAGTTTCCTGAACACGCTCACTTACACCGACGTGATGGATGGTGATTTGAGCGGCGGTTTCTCTGCGTTGATTCGCGGTATGATGCGCGCGGCAGGCTACGGGTGGAGCGTGCAGGAAATCGTCTGGCGTCCGTCGCCGGTAAACCTCTCCGCACAGTTCATTCAGGTGCCGCTGCAGTTTTTTGAACGGCGCACTGGACGGCTGCGCTTCCTCGCCTCCGAGGGCGCGTACACCGGCATCGATCTGGAGGACGGCGGATGGCTCGTGACTGTCTGCCCGGATCGCCTCGCGATCGCCTCGCTCGTGTTGTACCTGTTCAAGCACACGCCGCTGCGCGACTGGCTGATCTACTGCCACCGCTATGTGGTGCCAGGACTGCACGGCAAGACCAACGCGAAAAAAGGCGACGACGATTGGAACGATCTCCACGACACCCTCGCGCATTTCGGGCAAGACTGGGCGATGCTAACGGGGAAGGAAGTCGAGATCGACACCATCGACTCCAGCGCCAAAGGCGAACTGCCCTATCCCAAACTGGTCGACCGCTGCGACCGCCGCATGACCGCCATCTGGCGCGGTGCGGACCTCTCCACCATGAGCGCGGACAACGCCACCGGCGCAAGCCTCCAACAGGGCGAGACCGACCTGCTCACCTCAGACGATGCCGAGATCGTCGCCGGTACGCTCAATGCACGGCTGATTCCCTACGTGCTACGCTATACGCTCGGCGATGTGCCGCAACTTGTGGATATCGAGATTCAGTGTCCCAACCCGCAGACCGAGCAAGCACTCAAGATCGACGAGGCGCTGATCGGCTGGGGCGTTGAGCAATCCAAGGCCGACCTGCGCAAACGCTACGGCCGGCCGGCTCCCGACGACGGCGATGAGATCGCCGCGCCGGTGACGCACCTGCAGCCGTTGCAGGTCGCGCATCCGAACGCGAACGCCGCCGGGGTGCGTCTGGCCGCGCGCGACGCTTTCACGGCACTCGCGGCCGACCTGCAACCGCTGCGCGCGCGCATCGAGCACGCGCTCTCTCTGCCCGACGGCGAGATGGAAGACGCGCTCAACGCGGTCACGCAGGAATCCGGTGCGCTCTTCAGGTTGATCGACGATTCAGGCGCGCTGCCCGCCGTCCTCGCGCGTCGCGCCGCGCAAGCGTTTGTGGACGGCATTAAACACCAAGAGGAAGATCAAGATGCGTAACCGTAAACTGAAACTCACTGCCCGCGTCTGTGCCGAAGCGCAGCTAAATGTCGCCGATCTTACGACCGTGCTCAACGCCGTCGCGATGCCGGGCGGCGACGCGCCCGAGTGGCTGCGTGTGCCGTATGGCGACGTGCCGTACTTCGACGGCAAGACGTGGAGCATGCAACGCCTCAACGCGGCCGTGGCCGAGAAGCTCGTGAGCCTCATGCAGCGCGCAGCGCGCCTCGACAAACGCCTCGCCGCAGGCCAGCCTCTCTACGTCGGCCATCCTGATTTTTACGACAGCACCGACAAGCACCAGATCAACGCATGGATGCAGAACCAGCCGCCCGCCACCGGCTGGATCAAAGAAATCCGTGCCGGCGCAGACGCGTTAGAGTTGCGCGTCGAGTGGACGGCTGAAGGTGAGAGCCTCGTGAACAGCCGAACCTACAAGTTTTTCTCGCCCTACTTTCTCTGCGCGCTCGTCGGCAAGGAAAAGATCAACGGTGTCGAGATGGAGATTTACGAGCCGCGCCTATTGAAAAGCGCGGGCCTGACGAACACGCCGAATTGGCCGATGCCCCCGATGGTCAACGCGGCGATCACCAACGGGGGAGTAAAGGAGGGCAGCATGAACCTGCTGCAACGCCTGATCGCCCTGATTGGCGACACGGGCATCACGACCGAAGACGACGCCATCAACGCCGTCTCGAAGATCATCACGGCGATCCGCAAGCTTCAGCAGAGCATCGACGCCCGCTGGGAGGCGGAGGACGCCGCACGGCGCGCGCTCCCTAATGCCGGCGACCCGCTCGCACTGATCGAGGGCTACATCGCCCAGCTGGAAACGACCGCCGAGGCCGCCAACGCATCTGCCGCACAGGTGGAGAATCTCACCGCCGCGCTGAACGCGGCGCGCACATCTCTGGCCACGCGCTGTGTGCATGCCGCCGTCGCTCGCGGTGCGGTGCTGCAGGAACACGCCGAGTCGCGCATCGCAGACTGCGTGAACGCGGGCGATGCCTTCGCCGCGCGCCTCTGTGAGATCGACGCACTGCCGAAGCTCATGAAGACTGAGCCGGAGACCGACGGCATTGCGCAACGCGCCAACACCGTCGCCGACCGCCGCGCACAGATTCACGAGCTGGTGAATGCCGCGATGCCGGCATTCAACAACGATTACGACCGCGCCTTCGCATCCGTGCGCAAGTCGCGGCCCGATCTCTTCGGCGAAGAGCCGTCGAAGTAAACCCGAAAGGAACACCATGAAAAAATTGATCCCGATGATCAACGAAGTCGGCCGTCATTACGGCGGCAAGATCACTCGTAAATGCGACGGCAAACTCAGCGCCTTCGCATTCGTCAAGGCCGGCAGTGAGGCCGGCAGCGTCGCCGCGACCACCGCGCCCACCGAACAGCCCATCGGCACGGCTATGCATGATACCGACGCGAAGGGCGACGATGTCGCGATTGAACTGCCGGGCGGTTCTCCCGGCACCAAGCTCGCTGTCGCGGGCGGGGCGATCTCCGCACTCGCGCGCATCTGCGCCGGCGAGGGCGGCAAGGCCGTCGCGCTGCCGAGCGCGGCAGGTACTTATTGGGTCGTCGGCCGCGCGCTGACCGCCGCGACGGCCGAGGGCGATGAGATCGAGTTCGAGGGCTGCGTCCCGTACCCGGTCACGGTCGCGTAATTTCGTTTTCTCGACAAAGGAGCAATCATGGATAAACTACCGCTGGAGATCAATGTCTCCAATCCTACACACGGGCTGATCTGCATGGCCAACACGGCCAGTTTTTCAAATACGCATTTCAGCGAGCCGCTGACCACCTACGCCCAGGGATGGCGTGACCCGTCCGACCTGCAGGGGTTTCTGGACTTCCTGTTCCCGCCCGTGCGCGTCGGCCGGCGCTTTGAGTTCCGCCGCCACAACGACTCGTCGGATTTCATGTACGACACCGACGACGCCCGCGCACCTGGCGCAGATTTCAAGCGCGTCCGGTACACCGGCGATATCCAGCAGTCCAAGACCACCAATCGCGGCCTGACGGTTTTCGTCGACGAAGACGAGGTCGGCGGCGATCCCGGATGGCAAGAGGTTTACACCGGCCGTCTGCTGCGCCGCTCGATCCGCAACGATCTGGTCAGCGCCTGCAGCATGCTCGTTGCGGCATGCGACAACAGCGCGAAAACATGGGGTGCTGAAAGCGATCCCGATACCGACATCCTCAACCTTGTTGAGGGTGCCGGAGACACGCTCGGGTTTAATCCGTCGCGGCTGGCGTTTTTCGGCGCAAGCTGGACCAAGCGCGTCGGCGCGCTGCGCGGCAAAAACACGGCGGGCGCGTTCGCGTCACTGGGCCTCACCACCGCCGATCAGGTGGCGCAGTACGCGGGCGCGCTGCACGGTAAGGTCGTTAATTTCCGCGTGCAGAGTTCCGCCGGTAAGGGCAAGGTCAGCGGCAACACCGTCGTCGCGTTCCACGCTGAGGACGGGATCGGCCCTGATGATCCGAGCCACACCAAACGTTTCTGGAGCCCGTGCGGCGACGGGACGCAATACCGCGTGTACCTGCGTCAGCATTCGGAGAAGCTCTGGGCGCTGACCGTCGAGCGCTACGTGCAGCTCGTGGTGACGAGCACGGTCGGCCTGAAAAAACTCACCATCAGTTGAGGTTGAGCAATGGCCTGGCGTGCGATCACAGACACAGACATTGACGCGGTTCTCTCGTCGGCCGAGCTTGCCTCGCTCAGGGCGCAGGCGACCGGCGCGAATGATCCGATCGCCGAGTGCATCCGCCTCGTGACGGACACGGTGCGCGGCTACATCTCCGCGCACGCGGCCAATCGTCTCGGGCCGCCCGGCACACTGCCGGAGCGTTTGATCGATGCCGCGCTCGCGCTGTTCATCGTCCGTGTCTACAGCCGCACCGCCGGGCTGTTGATCGACCTCAACGATACCCGCAAAGCGGCTGCCGAAAGCGCCACCGCGCTGTTGCGCGATGTCGCCGCCGGCCGCTTCGCGGTCGAACTGCCCGCCGAGGGAACAACATCCGAAGAGGACAACAACGCCTCGGCGGTGCAGCTCGTCACCCACTCAGCGCGGCCGCTGCGCCGCGACGACCTCGCAGGACTATAGGAGCATCGCAATGGCTGACAAAACCACACCCGAAAAAACACCCGCCGCGAAAAAAGCCGCGCCGGACATCATCACAACGATCACCGACGCGCTCGCTGCCGCCGGCATCGCGGATGCGTCCGTCCGCCGCTCAAACGGCGTCCATGACACCGTGATTCTCATTTCAATCCCGAAGGAGTAAACCCATGGGAAACCTCGACCAGCTACGCGCCGCCGTCACGCGCCGGCTCGAAAGCCTGCCCGCGCTGGCCGGCATCCCCGTGGTGCCGGAGGACCGCTCTAACATCAAGAGCGAGATCGACCGCGCGCTCGGGCAGGCCGGCGGCATCGTGATCACCGTGAGCATGGGCAATGCGCGCGGCGTCGCCCCCGCCGATCCGCTGCCGCAGGCCGAGGTCGAGGTCGTGGTCGAATGCGCGGAGATCCCCGCCATCAACCGCGCGCCCGCCGGCAGGCAGACGCCCGCCGTCACCGCTTCCGTGCTGGCCGTGTGCGCCCTGCACCACTGGCCATGGGAGCACGGCAACGTGCTCACGTTCGGTGAAACTCAATACGACCGCGACGACAAGACGTCGCTCGTCATCTACACCTGCATTTTCAACACGCGCGTCACGTTCGACGCGCAATTAGGAGAGTAATCATGCCCACCATCCAACGCAGCACCCTGCAGCGCGGCCCCGGCAATCTGACCTACGACAGCCTCACGCTGTTCTCGCAGGAGGACATCACCGCCGCCATTGAAATCGAGACGTGGCGTCCGAAAATCTCGACGCACGGCGAAGGTGCGCCGCGCATCGCCGACGCGCGCGGCCAGATCACCTTCACGCCCGCCGGGCGCATCACGGCCGAGATCATCGCGGCGCTCTTCCCCGCCGGTTTTCGCAACCCGACCATCGGCGCGCGCGTCTTCCCGGCCGCAGACAAGCCGCTCTCGATCCACGGCGTAGACGGCGCGAAGCTTGATTTTGTTTCCGCCGCGCTGACCAAGATGCCGGGCCTTACGCTCAGTCCGAAAGGCACGGCCTTCGGTGAGGCTGGCTTCACCGCGCTGATCGGCGACAACAAAGAGCGCAGCGCGGCAGGCTCGTTCTACACCACCGCCAGCGCCGCGTGGTCGGGCGCGTTCAGCGATGCCGCGATCATCGCCGTGCCTTATTCCGGCGTGTGGGGCGATACCGCGATCCACACAGAGGAAGGCTGGAAGATCGACCTCGAAGCCCAGATCGAGCCGATTGTCGTGGACGGCATCGGCACCGTGGACTACGAGCTGACCGGCGTCACCGCGCGCGCCACCTGCCGGCCCGTGGACATGACCGCCGCGTCCCTCGCCGCCGCGCTGCGCCCCGAGGGACTCAACCTCGGCACGTCCCTGCGCCAGAGCAAAAACCTCGTCATCACCGGACTCGCTGGCGGCCTCGTCGTCACACTCTACGATGCGGTCATGACAGCCGCCCCCGCTGTGTGGGGCGCGACAGCCAGCCGCGCCGGCGAGGTCACGTTCGAGGCCAGCCGCAAACTCGACGGCTCCGGTACGTCCGGCACACTGGGCGCAGTGTTCGAGATCGCCATCGCAAGCTAACCATGATCTACACACTCACAGATTCTGCCGGAGGAAACGCGCTCACGCTCGTTCACGGGCCTGCGCGCGCCGCCGCCGATTATGCCCAAGGTCCGATCGGCGACGAGGAGCATTTCTCTGCGCAGCAGAGCGTGAGTGTGCGGCCGCTGATCCGCGCGGACGCGGCGCTCGTGACGCCGCGCAAAAACCATTCGGCAAGCTGCCCGTTCAGCGCGTTGCGGTCGTTCGCCACGCCGGCGGCAGCGCGCGCCTGGGCGGCGCAGCACACCAAAGCCGTGATCGGTCTCACGCGTCTGCGGATCAGCGACGGCGGCGGCACCGTCAAACTCCACGGCGGCATCACGAAATGCGACTGCCGCGTGCGCGGTGTGGCAGTGCGCATCGACTACGAATTCACCTACGGGGAGATCACATGAAGCGTCACGTTATTCACTATTCGCTATTCGTTATTAGTTTATGCGCGACAGCGCACGGCCAGATCGCGCAGCGCTGGATCGCCGAGGCGTCGCGCCCGGCCACACACGATGTCGCCATATATCGCGGCGAGACGATCGCGCTGGAACCGACCATCACCGTCCACGGCCGCCCCCACGTGTGGCCCGCTGAAACCGAAGTCACGCTGTGGTGGCAGTCATCCAACATGGGCGCGTCGTGGTGGAGCACACCCGCCGCGCTCGGCGCGGCCACCGGCACGCTGCGCGCCGTGTGGTCGCCGGAGTGCGATTCGGGAGCCGACCGCTACACATTTTTCATCCGCGCGTCCGCGCCGGATGGAATCGCCTACCGCGCGAGCGGCACAATCACCATGCGGCACTCGCCCGGCGCAACGCCCAACGCGCTGCCGCTGCCGGTGACCACGCTCGATTTCTCCGGGCTCGAGATCCGCAATGCCCCGTGGCTCTATGAAAGCGCCTGGCGGAGCGGCAGCAACGCATTTGCAAACGCGGTGCAGGCGCTCTGCGCGCGTGCCGACGCGGCCGACGCGCACGCGGCGCGGCGAGACAATCCGCATGCCGTCACACCCGAGCAGATCGGTGCACTCACGCAAGCGCAGCTTGCCGATGCCCTCGCCGCATTGGAGTTCACCACCCTCGCATCGCGGGACGGACGGTGGCTATTCACCATCGACGGCGGCACCGGCCGCGTGTGGAATGTGTACCCGACGAATCTGGTCTACTACGCGGTGTCGCAGCCGTTCGGCTATATGCGCCCCGACGGGACGATCGTTGAGTTCAGCGGCGCGCGCGCCGCGCCGCTATCAACGTTCAGCCTTCAGGACGCGAATTTCACCTACTATCAAGACGGCCAATTTTTTGTTGTCACCTATACTGCGCAATCCATTCCTACCCACATGAATCTGGGCCTGCCGCCTGACTACCCGTGGACGGTTCCCCACGCATATTACAATCCAGATAGCTCACAATCCGGGGCCGGCTCGCTGACCATCGAGCCGCGCGACGTGATGGTCACAAATCTCGTTGCGGCATACGACCTGTCAATGATCGCCACCGCCCCCGATCTCGCCGCCGCGACAAACGTGCTGGCCGCGACGATCGCCAGCCATGTCGACGAGGCGAAATATCTGCACCGCGACAGCGGCACTAACCTGATCTGGAAATCCGTATTCAGCAACGGCTGGCATTGGCTGGTCGCGCATACCAACACGCAGGCGGGAGGTGGAGAATGAGACAGGCGGCACTGATATTTTTCGCGTCGGCGCTTGCGGTCACGGCGAGTGTCACCAACTGGCCCGCCGCCCAGTACCTGATGGTGGACCAGCACGGCCGCGTTGTGCCCGAGGGCTACACCGCCGGCCTCGACGAGATCGCGTCGGCCGAGGCCGGAGCCGCCGCCGCGCAGGCGGCCGCGAACGCCGTGAGGGACTCGACGGCCGCAGCGAGCAACGTGGTGAACGACATCGTTTCCGTCCTCACCGGCTCGATTGGATTTGGCTACGTGACCGGTCACACCGTATCGATCGGCGGTGTCGTGCAGGTCTCGACGAACGCATCGGCGTCCATCGTCGCCTGCGAACTCGGCGCGGCAGGCGCAACGAACATCGCCGGCGTTGCTCACACCGGACACTACATCTGGCACGTCTATACCGAGCAGATGAACGCTATGCCGGCGGTCAAGTACAAAGAGACGCTGGAAAGCACCAACTCATGGGAGTTCGCGGAGTATCAAAGCACGGCCGAGTTCAGCAACCACACCGTCGGCGGCATCGCGTATGAAACGATTTACCGGTCGGCCGTGTATCTGCCCTCGACCTACGACTCGGCGTTTTTCATGGCGTTCTGCGAGATCATGGGCGGCGCGGGCGCGGGCGCGGGCGGCATCTTCACGGTTGAGCGCGGATTTTCTGTCGGCGGAAAAGTCGGTTTCACCGGCACGGTCATGCGCGACGGACTGTGGTGGACATATAATTGCGGAGCATTGATGAGCGTGACAAACGAGGTGCCTCAATGAAAAAAGAAACGATCATTTACAGGGTATTGTTTATCGCGGCGGCGCTGTTTCTGGCGCGGAGCGTGTATCCGAGCCAAAAGGAAAAACAGGCTGCGGGACTGCACCTGAATATCCCGATCGAGACGCCCGATGGCGTTCACCTCTCGTGGTTGGGCGGAGATCCCGCCGCGACCTACTCAATCTATTGGCGCGACCTCACTGACGGCGCGGGATGGACGCGTATCGCGTCCGGCCTGCGCGGCGTGAACGGCGCATATTTCCATCCGGGATTCACGCTCGACCGCAACGTATCCTATCGCATCCAGACGGAGGTGCCGGGCGAATGAAACGTGCGGTTGCCATAGCACTGCTGGCCGCGTCGTGCAGCGTTGCGCGCGCGCAGACATCGAACGTCCAGACCGTGAAAGCCTGGACGCGCACGCACGTCATGGGGTTGCCCGGCGGCACGCTGCGCGACTCGACCGGCACCATCGCAGACGCACAGCGCCAGGCGGCCGCACTCGCCACCATTGCCGAATCCAGCAATATCGTCGCGGCGGCCGGGCGCGGGCTCACGAACGCCCTCGAACGCCTGTGGAACGTTGCCGACAACACGAACCGCTACACCGGCCGCCTGTACCTCGCGGCTGACATGGACGCCGACCCCGACGCGGATAACATCGAGGCGTACGTGGTCGCCGAGTCGGTCGATGCGGATGGGCTGGCCCACTACTACACGCACTATACGCGTCTGCTCGAAACCGCGCCGTCCACGGTGTGGGCGTTCGAGCCCGCGCCGGGTGTCGTGCATTGGTCGCCCGGCGCGATCGACACCAACCGGCCGCTCACTAACGTGCTCGGACACGCTTGCTACGACATCACGGTAGAGCGTCCGCCGCAGGTCGGCAACATCATCCTGCGCACGAACAAATTTTTGAAATGGGGCACCCCTGAAACGCCGCTGGATATTTCAGATGTCGGCCTTGAGATCATCTCCGGCGGCGAGACCAACCGGCCGTTCACGGGCTCTGTGACCACCACGAATTTTCCGCACGAAATCACCGAGGTCTATCTATCGGGATTTCTGCATCACATCACCACCAACCATCTGGAGACACCGCCATGATGAAGCTCGCGTTCTGGTCAATTTTGTTTGTAATCATTACCGTCTGCGCCCTGCTCGTAGGCGCTGCGCCTGTGCAGGTGTGGCTCTCGAAAGACCGCCGCGCGCAGCTTGAGGCCATCACGTCGCGGCCCTACGTCTCGAGGCAGGAAAAACTCGGTGACGGCCGCGAGGTGTGGCACTGGCGAAACGGCGCGCGCGAGTGGACGACCACACAGGAGGTCAAGCGCGTCGCCGGCGCGAAGGCGCGCAATCCGCACGCCGAGGCGAAGCGCGAAGCCGCCGAAGCCCGCGCCGAAAAAGAGGCGCTGCTCACTGAGATCAAGGCACTCGGAAACAAGCAAAAAATCACGCCGGCCGACGTAAAGGCCGTGGCGGAAAAACACGACAAACAGCGCGGTAAACCCGCGCCAAAAAAGGAGAAGAAACAATGAGCGATAACACCACCATCACACCTCGCGACGACCGCGAGACCGCCGTCGTCGGCGCAGGCAGGCGGATCGCGACGGCGATCGGCATTCTCATCACTGCGGCAACGACGCTGCTCGCCGCCTTCGGCGACATGCAGTGGATCACAGACAACCTGCCCATGCTCGGCGTCGGGCTCGGCTCACTCGTCTCCGGCGGCATCGCGTCGTATATCGCCGTGCGCCGCATGAGGGTTGACCGCGCCGCGAAAACCAGCGCGGTGCTGCTGGCCGCGATAGGCGCGCTGACGCTCTGCGGCTGCGTCGCGATCCGCGCCACATCAGACGCCGAAAAAGCCGGCGTGCTGGCATTCGGCACCGGTGCCGATTCCGCCGCCGCGTTAGCGAACGTGGCGGTTAACGGCGCACCCACCGAAGGCGGGGATTCCGCAGGCGTGTCGTTCGATTCGGGCAATACGCAGCAGCAAACGCAACAGGCGATTCAAAGCCTGATTACGTTGGGTGCGGTTCTCGCGCCGCTATTACCGAATGGCTCGTCCGTCGCAAACGCACTGTCGCTCGACGCCGGCATCGCGTGTGCCCCAAGCGCTGCGCCCGCCCCCGCAAACACCACCGGATTCAATGGCGCGCCCGGCGAAAACGGCGAGGGCGTTTACGGCAACCCGGCCTGCTCGCGCTGCCGCGCTTATCGCGCCGCGCATCCCGAGGTTGAGATCATCAATGTCAGTGTCGCGTCCAATGCGGCCGCAATGTGGAATGCCCTCCGTGAGCGGGGATACACCGGCGCGACCGTCGCGCTGCCCGTGGAAATCACGGCGGACGGCTACACAACAAATGCCAAATAAAAACACACCAAACTAAGGTAGTGGTGCGCCGGGCACCAAAAGCGCGCGGGTGGCGCGCCCCGGCACCCTCACAACGAAAGGAGCACAGAATGAAGAAACAAACCATCATGATCGCCGCGCTCGCATGCGCGCTCGTCACCGTCTGCGCGCGTGCGCAGTCGCGTCCAAGTTCGTTGGATTTCACGGTCGCGCTCGCGGCCGGCCAGACAGCCGTCACGCAGGATGTAGCGCTCGTCGACTATGCGTTCGAGGTCGACCGCATCGTCCTGTTCAACGACTCGACCGCCACTTGCGCCGTGTCCGTCGCGTCCGCCGATGTCGGCGTGTCGACCGTGCTCAAATCATTCGCGCTCGGCGCGTCATCCGGCACGAATTACATCCACCGCACGGCTGTCACCTACGGCGGCTCGACGGCATACTCGCGCGCCATCGTGCGCGACCTGAAAGTGACCGTGAACAAGGCGACAAACGCCGTCCCCCTCACCATCCGTGGCCGCATCTTCGGCTATGGACGCTAACTCCCAAATCCTAACTCCTAACTCCTAAATCCTAAATCACCATGAGCGATCCCGCGACAACCGCAGCACGCTACCTCGCCTCCAAAAAGGTCGTGGCGACCGTGCTGTCGTCGCGGGAGATCTCGGAGCACATCCCCCGCGCCCTGCGCGACGCATCGTTTTTTTCCGCGCGCACGATCTACGCCGGGCACCTCGCCGAGACGCAGGCCGAGATCACGCGCCTGCTCGACGGCCGCGCCGGCCCCGCCGAGATCCGCACCCGCATGAAGATGCGCCTGGAGGCGCTCGGCTACTCGCCCGCCCCCGGCGAGGAGGGCAGCCTCACCGACCTCTCCAGCGACCTGCGCACCAACCTCATCATCGCCATGCAGGAAGCCGAAGCGCGCGGCTACGCCGTCTGGCGCAGCCAGCAGGACGAGGCCGTGCTGACCGTCTGGCCCGCGCAGGAGCTTTTCCGCGCACAGTTCCGCCAGAAGCCCCGCGACTGGCGCGCCCGCTGGAACGAGGCGCGCGCCGATCTCGGCGAGGGCAACACCAGCGCCACCTACGCCGAGACCAAGGACGGCCCGTTCGTCGCGCTGCGCGGCGACCGCATCTGGAGGCACCCCGCCGTCAACCGCTTCGGACGCCCGTGGCCACCCTTCGACTACAACAGCGGCATGCGCCTGCGCGGTGTGAAAGCCTCGCAAGCGCGAGAAAAAAACGTGCTCAAAGGCCGTGCATTCCCCAAGCCCGCGCGAGACCCGATGGACGGCAGCATCAGCTCATCGTCTGCCGCAGGGATGGACGCCGGGACCGTGCACGCGTGGGCGGCCGCGTTCGGCGCACGCGCCCGCGTCTACAAGGGACGCGGCGGCATCCCCCGCGTGGCCGTAGCCCCTGACGCCGGCGCGGCGAGGCAGGTCATCGACGGCGCATCATCGGGCGGCGACGCCACGGCAGCCTTCGGCTTCCCCGCCGCCGACGCGCTCGAAGAGATCGGCGCAGCCATCGGAAAGCCCGTGCGCCCCGAGACCCCGCTCCAAGTGTCCGCCGCGGACGTCCGCCACATCCTCAAAGTGCACGGCGCCGAAACGCGCGCGGGCCAGCACCCCGTGACAACGGAGGACATCAGGCGCGTGCCTGAGATTGTGGCCGGCCCCGGACGCTGGCGCGCCAGCACACCGCAGGAAAAAGGATCGTATGAGGGCGATGCAGTGACCTTCGTGGCTGACACAGGCGAGCGTATCAGCTTCCGCGTCACCGCCGGGAAGAACGATCCACGCATCACGCTCAAAACCATGTGGATCGAAAAACAAAAAGACCGTCCCGCTGACTAACGTCCGAAACGCTCCCGTTTCCGCACGGGCCTCAGCTGCTACGGTCAGGAGAAGTATACCATGTTAGACATCCAAGTCAACCTCGACGGATCAGGCGCAATCGGCCTGCTGCGCAAATTGCAGTGGTCGTTTCAGGGACGCGCCGCATCCCGCGTCGTTGGCGAGGCATGCGCGGAACTCACACGGGATCATCTCCGCCGCATCGCGTCTAGCCGTCACCGCTCCGGTTTGGCGCGCAACTTCTACGCGTGCGCCGCCGATGCCGTCGTCTCCGAGCCAGTCTCGCACGGCGCATTGATCACGATCCCGCACACCGGCCTTGCGCTACGCTACTACGGCGGCACCGTGCGCCCGAGCGGGCGCGTCTCGCTCGTCACCGGCCGCCCGATCAAGCGCTTGGCGATCCCGATCAAAGGTCGCGGCGCAGAAGGCAAAACGCCCGGCGAATTCAAAGGGCTTTTCGTCGTGGCCTCCAAACGCTCCGGCAAGGCAGTGCTGGCCGGTCGCGGGCCGTCCGGCCTTGTCCGTGCGCTCTTCACGCTGGTCAAATCCTCAACGCACAAAGCGGACAAGAGCGTCCTCCCCACTGACGACCAATACACGGCTGCCGGTGCCGATGCGCTCGACGAGCTGTTAGCGGAGACGATCAATGGCTTCTAAAGACATCAAGATTCTCATCAAGACCCTCGCCGACCTTACCGGTATCTCGCGCGTCACGGAAGCATGGCGCAAATGGTCAGAGGAGCATAAGGTCAGAGCCGCCGCCGTCACCGCGTCGCTGCGCGGTTTGGCGACGGCAGCCAAGGCTTCATTCTCCGCTTTCGCCGCCGCCGGACGTGCCGCTTTCAACGCCGTTTCACACGGTATGCAAACAGTGCGCAACGCCGCCATCGGTCTCGGTGTTGTCCTCGGCGGAGCGGCGCGCGAATTCTATACGTGGAACTCCGAGGCCGCCCGCGCATGGGCGCTCATGGACATCGGCAAAGATGAGTTCGTCAAGATGCGCACAGAGATCGCCGCCATGTCCGCAGAACTCGGCGTCGCAAAAGACGAGCTTGGGAAAGGCTGGACGCTCGCCGCCGGATCAGGCGTCGAGAACAACGAGATCGTCCGCTTCCTGCGCACCGCCGCAAAGGTCGCGATCACGGACGGCTCGGACATCGAGACCGCGATCAACGGCATGACCAGTGTGCTCAACGCATTCGGCTACCAATCAGCAGACGCCGCGCGTGTCACCGATATGCTGTTCAGCAATGTCGACCGAGGCAAGTCATCCTTCCACGCCCTCTCGTCATACATCGCTCAAGCCGCGCCAACAGCCGCCGCGCTAGGCGTCGGCCTCGACCAGATTCTCGCCGCAGAAGTCCATCTCAGCAAACAAGGCTACGCAACCAGCACTGCCTACGTCGCTATCCGAAACGCTATGCTCGCACTCAGCGACGAGCTGGGAGACGGCTGGGCCAAGACCATGACCTTCCAAGAGGCACTGCAAAAAGTACGCGAGGAGGCCAACGGATCAGAGACCGCGCTCGCAAAAATCTTCGGCGACCGCACCGTCGGTGCTGTGCTTGCAATGACCGGTGAAAACGCTGCCAAGGCCGCCGAGGAACTGGCAGCCATGCGCAACAGCACTGACTCGCTGGGGAACGCCTACAGCAAGGTAGATTCCGAAATCCAGCACTGGCCCAAGCTCTGGCAATCGCTACGCCTGCTCGTCTCTAACATCGGCGAGGCCATCGACACCTCGCTGCGCCCGGCCATTGATTACATCACAGAGAAACTCGGCAATCTCACAAAAGGCGATGGTTTCGCGGCAATGGCCCACCGACTGGGAGACGCGATCAGCAACGCCGCCGCCAAGCTCATCGCGGGCGTGCAGACCGCTGTCGATGTCCTGAGCCGTGCCACGCTCGGCGGCGTCATCGCCGGCGCAGTCGGTGCGCTCGTCGCCACCGCCATCACCCTGCTGGCCGAAGGTCTCCGCGCGCTCGGCGTCGTCGTGCGGGCGCTGGCGAAAATCTTTGCCTCCGCACTGGCAGAGGACATGATGAAGATCGACCTCCCCTTCCGCAACGAAGAGAAGGCCGCGCGCGAGGCCGCCCTCAAAAACATGGATCGCCTCACGCCCGAACAGGCCGCCGCGTTCGGCATCCCCAAAGAATTCATGGAGCGCGACGCCATCATGTCGCCAGCGCAACTCAAGGCGCGTCAGAAGCGCATGCAGGAGTGGGCGTCCGGACTCAGCCTCGATCAGGCCGCAGCCATCGCCACCGCCACCCGCGACAGCGACATCAACGCAGCGCTGCGCCAGGCGGCCGATTCATTCGGCGCATCGCGCAACCGCATCGAGGGCGCGGGCTCGCGCATTATCTCCGACCTCTCGCGCCGCACAGGCACAGACATCGCCGGCACCTACGCACGCAACCTCGGCGCGGCCGCAGCTATCGCCGATCCCTCTCGTGTCGGTACGTCACCCGGCGCGCACCCTACTGCGGCCGCACATCCAGCGTCGTCACCGGACGCTGTCGTTGCAGCCGCAAACGACGTGCGCAAGGCGCAGCGTGAAAGCACTGCCGAGCTTATAGCCGCGCTCAAAGGAGTGCAGCAGGAACAACGTAATCTGCGTGAGCAGATCAAGGCACTCAGAGCGAGGGATTGACGAATGGCGTGGCAATACCACATCTCTGGCAGCGGTACAGACGTAGAACTCACATCGGTCAACGGCCACAGCCTCTCTATCTCGCGTAGCGTCGGTGCTGTCTCGACGGCCTCGTGGACTGTTGACGCGCCGCCGGAAAACGCTCCGCACTGGCCGTTCGGCACAGCGGTCACAATCTATCGCAAAAGCGGCACAGACACCGAGACGCTGTTCACCGGCACAATCACAAATGATCAGCCTGCCGCCGATAGCGATGACGAAAGCATCCCGTATCAGGCATCCGATGTGTGGTGGAATTTCGACGGCGAGGTTTATCAGCAGACACGCAAAATCTCCCTTGCGGACGGCTCTCTCGCCGATGCGACCTACGGCCGCGCGCTGCTCGGCCGAGCGGCAAACGGCGAGCGTCTCACGGCCGCACAGATCATCAGCGGCGTGGTCTCCTACGCTGCCGCCATCGGCATCCAGATTCAGGCCGGCACGATTGATGCGCCTGTCGCGCCGCCGTGGCACGAAGTCGTTGACAAAACGCTCTCCGAGATCATTCGTACGGCACTCCTTTTCCAGCCTGACGCCTACCCGTGGATCGACCACACAACCACGCCGCCCACGCTGCATGTCACGCGGCGCACATCGATGCCGCAGCAGGAATTTGCATTCTCTGGCCTCGGCCAGTGTCGCGTACGCGCCTACCCCGAACAAAAAATCAGTGGTTGCGAGATCACCTATGAACGCTCAAACTCACACGGCCGCACGGTGAGCGTGGACTCTGCAGGCGATACCACGGCGCTGCGCTGCGCACGCTTCACAATACCGCTAGAGTTCGAGGCGGGCAGCGCACGGCCGGAACAGGAAATTAATTCTGTGCCGCTCGGCAACATCACTAAACTCGCGTGGTGGCAGCGCATTTTTACGTGGCTGCCGGAAGACGCAGAGATCATCAGCGCCGCGATCTCTCCGCAGCCGCCTCCTGATTTTGATCACGTCCTCGTCGGCGGACAGATCACGAGTTGGATGCAAGACGAGCACGGCCTCGACGCCGGCGAATATATCGTTTCGTGCAAGGCGCGTATGACCGTCGACGGGAAGACCTTCACTGAGAAGCGGCTCAACCGCCGCTTCACGCTCACGAATGCGTTGCCGCAGCGCTACACCGGTCGTTTCCGCCCGTCGTGGACGGAGCCGCTACCGGTCGGTGTCGCCGCTGGTTTTTTCGCCGCCATGTCGCAGCTCCAATACGGCGGGAGCATCGTAATCGAAGAGGACGAGTGTAATGCTGGCCGCGCGCTGATCGGGAAGGCCATCAACGTCTCAGGTGCGCGCGCCGCGTGGGCGGTAATGGCCGCCGCCGTTGCCGGCGTCGAGGAGAATTTCGATGCAGGCACAACGGCGGTCACGCTCGGCCCGGCGCGCCACCTCGCGCCGCAAGATATGATCGACCTTCTGCGCGCATCGCGCTGGCGTCACCGTGTCACGCCCCAAAACCCGGACGATGGCGGGCAGGGTAATCTGGACGATGCAAGCACTGATCCGTTTGCGCCGGAGGATACGCCGTCAGAGTCTCCCGGCAAGCTCTCTGCGATCGCGCTGGAGACAGAAGGCGAAAACAAAAAAACCATCATCATCAACGCCGCCCACCTCGATGCAGACAATGCCAGCGCACAAATGCAGGCGTGGACGTACGTCGACGAGGACGGCCAGCAGCAGACTATGAAGGTGCTCGCGTCAAAGCAGTTCAACCTCGCCGCCCTCCCTGCGGGCGAGGAGGACCTCGTGATGCTCCAGTGGAACGCCAATCAAGAGATATGGGAGCAGGTCGGACCGTACGAAGAAAAAGATGTGACGCTCTACACGCGCGATGGAATTTTGAACGGTACGATCCTATTTAAGCACGCCGAAACAAACTCCGAGGTCGCCTATACGTCATCACAGCACCGCCGCGCGCTGCAAGTCGTTTCCGGGGGTAGCAGCAACAAACTCGAACTCGATCACGTCCACCTCTCAAACTAGTGCTAGCAGCATGGCCTTTCCAACGATCACAGCAGACACAGAATTAAACGATCTGGCGCTCGCGCGCCACATGGCCAACAGCGTGAACAAACGATTGAGTGCCATACAACAGGGCCTCGCCTATCCCGCGCTGGTGTCCACCGGCACCAACCTGAAAACGTTCATCAGCGCCGCCCAGGACGCGCTTGCGGGCGCGATCGCCATTAGCACATCCGCGCGCCTCGGCTTTGCCGATCCAGCACTCACACTCGCCGGCCGCACATCGCTGCCGAGCGTGTGGGGGCAGACGAACATCCTTGCGGCCGCCGGGCTTACGGCATCCGGGGTGTGGCGGCGCATCCCGGAGGGCACCGCGCCGCCAACCGCCGCCGAGTGGGAGAACTACCACTGGAGCGGCTACCAATACGGGAAAATTCAACAGCGCGACATCGCCGGTCCTTGGCTATGGGCGGACCTCATTTCACTTCTCGCGAAGCTCACGCGGACTGTTTGCAAACAGAAGGTCGAAAACATCGTAAGCGAGTGGGAGGCTATCGACAGCGCATCCGGTGAGGCGTGGACAAATCCATACGCACAGTCACCCGGCGAGACGCTGACCGGAAACGTATCCGTGGCGGTTCAAAATAACCCGCATGGTCATCCTGCTTTTGGCGGGAATGTCGCGCAGATGCAAATCGCAAAAGGCATTCAGACGCCGCCGCCTAATGATCCATATTGGCCGCCTAATTCGTGGCGCTGGTGGACGGAAGGAAAGGTCGAGTGCAGCCACTGCGTGATGCAATCGCCCGAGCCTGTAGGTCCGCCATCTGTACCAGGCGCAAACATCTTCAGTTCAGTTCGCAGGTTGATCGTGCTCCCGGTTGGCGATAGCGGCCTCGGTTCAGTTTTCGGCAACTGGAATCTCGGACAGACGAACGTCGTCACCGATTTCGAGATCGGCGTGATGCACACAATCGAGCGATGGTTCCCGCGCCCACCGTCGTCAATCAACCAAGACGCCGTCGCGTGGTCATCAATATCCAGCCAAGTCCACTACGACTCCTCGCCGTACAGCAAGCAGGTCGCGATACCTGCCGATAACCTCGCCGTCGTCACTGATTTCAATTTTTACGATGGAGGAGCGTGACGATAGTCGAGAGCGGGTTTCCGGTGGTTGCAGCCGCCGGACGATCGTGGAGGTGCGCACTCCTGAACCGACCGCCTGCCAAGCTCCCGCCCTCGGTGGCTGCTGCCTTGGTAGCACGGTATCAAATGGAGACATTGAGTGCAAACCAGATTCAAGCAGACGCTAGGTAAGATCGGCGTCCGCCCTGTTTACCGCGACGACCGCGTCGCGCTCTATCACGCAGACTGCCGTGAGATTCTCGCGGCAATCGAACCCGCCCTCGACATCACTATTGTGAGCGATCCGCCCTACGGTATCGGTTGGCGCGACCCGGCCACCGGCCGCCGCGTGCGCGGCGATGATAAGCCTTTCGATCCATCTCACCTGCTGCGCTTCCGTTGCGTCCTTTTCGGCGGACAGCACTTCTGCCAGCGTCTGCCACTAGGCGGAACGTGGCAAATTTGGGATAAGCGTTGTCCTCACAAAGGCGGCAGCAAGCTGTGTGAATGCGGCCCGTGTAGAGTAAATCATCAAGGCGACTTCGAGGATATCTGGATAAGCTGGACGACGCATCGCACCATCTACCGGCACTATTGGAACGGCGGCGGCAAAGCTAGCGAGCGCAACGTGCGCCGCATCCACATCACGCAGAAGCCCGTGCTCCTCATGGGCTGGTTGCTCGACGCGCACACGCAGCGCGGCGACCTCATCATTGATCCATACGCCGGGAGTTGCTCCACGCTGATTGCCGCGCGTCTGAGCGGCCGCTACGCCATCGGCATTGAGTTAGACGACGCAGTCGTCGTCCCCGCCGTCGAACGCCTAAAGGAGACAACACTATGATCACCTATGCCACCGTCTGCTCCGGCGTAGAGGCCATGAGCGTGGCCGTCCGTCCGTTCAAATGGCGGCCTGTTTTTTTCAGCGAGACCGCTCCGTTTCCGTCAGCCGTTCTCGCGCGTCACTACCCGCACGTCCCCAACCTCGGCGACATGCTGAAAATCAAAGGATCAGACTATGAAAACAAAATCACCGTCCTCGTCGGCGGAACACCGTGCCAAACGTTCAGCGTCACCGGCAACCGGCAGGGCCTCGCAGACTCGCGGGGCAGACTCATGCTCTCATTTGGCGAGCTGGCTTTCGAGACTCGCGCCCCATGGCTTCTATGGGAGAATGTACCCGGCGTCCTGTCGAGCGATAAGGGCCGCGCCTTCGCCGCGCTCCTCTCGATGCTCACAAAACAACAAGTCGAGCCGCCGAAACGAGGCTGGCTCAACTCCGGTGTCTGCACGGCTGCCCCCGGCGGCTACTCAGTCGCATGGCGAGTGCTGGACGCTCAATACACAAGAGCACCCCGGACTCCGGCCGTGCCGCAGCGACGCCGTCGCGTGTGGCTTGTCGCGCATCATAGTGCCGAGTGGGAGCGTCCCGCCGGAGTACTATTTGACGCCCGCATTGATCCGCAATATCGTACGCCTCACGGCCCTTACACGCCGCCCCCTGCCGCCGAGGAGTTTTCAGGCGACACCGCACTCGACATCGTGCGTGCGATGATGGTTACGCCATTCGCCGCCAATCTATCGCCGCAAGAATTTATGGCTCAGACCCTCGGCCGTTTAAACGGCCGCAACGCGCCGTCGTTGCCCGCGTGTGCGCTCGCCGCCGCCGACGCCTATCTCGATCACCTCATAGCCATCGGCCTCGCAGAGCGCATTTAAACGCGACTCTGAAAGCCTCGTGCAAAAACGAATCAGGCCGCCTGCAAAAACCCTGCAGGCGGCCTTCTCCTTAACCCGCTGCTAATTGTCCTCACCATGCGTGCAACCCCCCGCCGTTTTTGGAGGAGAAAAGCCTCATGACGAACGCGCCCGGCCCTCTCCGCGCATGTGCCGCAAAAGTTTACGCTTCCCTCGCGACGGGGGAGGAGTGCGCTACGTTCCTGCCGAAGATTTTGAAGATCGACGATGAAGATAAAACGATCATCAGTTGGCGGTACGGAGTCACACCGATATGCCTGGGAAAGATCAAGGAAGCAGCCGCTAAGGGCGAATTGCAGGAAAAGAC